GATCTAAGTCTTCGCGGCCGTGTGACATTGTCACTCCAGGGCCGAATCTACCATGATGGGCCACGTTGCGAACGCTCGGCGGGGTCCCCCCAATTAAGGAGGTAATTTCCGCTCGAACTTTCCATACTAGGTCCATGAGATCACGTTGCGCAGGCGTCCCGCTGTAAGGCCGTTTATAGGCTTCCAGCAGCTGCCTGTTTGTTTCCTTGCAATGTGCCTCTGACTTGTACCATTCATCCAAGGTAGCCTTTTCACAGGCCTTCTTGTTAATCGGGATCTCAAGCTTCTTAAGAAGTACAGACGCTTGATTTGCTAGGTAATACCTTGCAGTATCTCCAGCTTCCCGGTAATGAGTAGCACGGTCTTGGTAAACCTTGATTCCTGCGGGTATATCCTCAAAGGATCCTATCCTAAAAGTTTCCCCACAATCAACCAGTGAACTGGCGAAAGCATTAAAGAGACTTACGTACTCTTTACCGCTTATCTGAACCTTTGGGTTTGGGTCCAGTTGTTTCGAAGTCCCACAAGGGGGCCTGTGTACAGCCTTGAATTTGCTCACGGTATTTCTCCATGGAGTAATAGGCTACACTAAGGGCAGCCAAAGGAACGCTGCCAGCAAACAAGCTGGCAATCAACACGCTAAGGATGATGCCCCTATAACGAAAGGTTGTTGGAAAAAGCATCCAATTCTCCGTCCGTAATAAGGGCTGACACAATCCCTCTGGCTTTGGTAAACTCAGCCTCAGGCATGTCAGCTCGGCGAGAAGAGGTGACTCTCCATATAACAGGAGCAGAAACAGTCTCGCCGGCAGCATCGGTGTAACTGTGAGCCCACGAAAGTCGCATATCAGTACGAGCGACTCCCACGAAACTCCCAGCGCGCTTGGGATAAACCCGCTTCAAGGTTAACTCCCTCGGTAATACAAGGGTACTTGAAGATTCAAGATAGATAGAGGAATCATTCCTAAAGCTATCCTGCGTGAACACATAGTCCACTGTATCAACCGTTACGGTGATTGTCATCGGTATTACTTCCTTCTGTAACGCAGCCCCGTGAGGGTGCTACAAAGGTTAAGGAGACAAACGATTAGGTCCTAGGACCCTTCACTAGGTTTCTAAGCAACGCGGCCATATCGACGAGTTTTAATACGTCTAGATGGTTACGGAAGCCTATAACCGGCATAAAGGACGTCGGTACCGTTCGCTGAACCAAAGTGGCCCTTTCGGTCCACTGAAAGCTTGGCGTCTCGTAAATTAGAGAGTATGTGCGCTCTTCGGAATCCAGATAAAAGGAACTGGGACCCCGCACATCTTTGAGGGTAGCGGACATATCCAATTGGAATTTAGTCCACCCGATACGCTCTTGAATTAGAGCATAGGCCCAAAGTGCGTTAAAAGCGTCACCGAGGTTAATGAACCAATCCACAACAAAGCTATAGGGGATTATCTCCCAGATAACGTTCGTCAATGAATAGGCTCCCCACACGTAACCAGCGTTCTGGATAGGAATGCGGAAATCCGCAGTCTGCCCGAAACTGACTTTCGCATGAAGGATAACGTCACCTACGACCTTATACTGCAGACGCCCCACCCCGTCAATGGGATAGAGGTTCGCAAAGATCTGCTGGTAACTAGTACTGACCTCATCGGGCACGAAGCCCCCGCGTTCTGTTCTGCGGTAGATGATATCAGTCGACGACGCGTCCACCATGGACATGACATCGTAGATAAAAGGGCGCCAACCATAGCGACCTTGAAGCCAAGCATTGGACGCAGAATCGATAACGCGTTCCCGTTTCTTGGGATCTTTCCACCACTGACCGGTAAAACCGGCCAGTTTAGCGGAGTCCCTCAAAGGGCGTCGCACGAAATCATACGCATCCTTCAGCATCCGGATCGTTTTGTGACCTTCTGCCAAAGTTACCAATACCGAGGCGACCCCAGTAGCAAGCTCGCTTGACAAGCCAGTATGGGCCTCATCCACATCGGATAAGCGTCCATCGAGGGCATAAGTCTGCTTTCTATTGTCCAACCACGCGCTGGCGTAACCCGGCCATAGGCTCGAATTAGCGCCATACACCATATAATTCACGGTGCGAGAATACAGCGTATTCTTTGCTGGCTTCTTCCACGTTTTTGGAGCAACCATCCTGAATGTAACGCTAGCGGGTTTGATCCCGGCAACGTAAATAAAGGATGCCATAGGGTTAGAAATTAACTCACCTCCATCTCTACGAGCATGGAAATCTGGAACTTCAACGTCGGTCATGGTTTTCTCAACCAAGCCTTGGTCTAAGGACCATGGTGAATTATATGATCGGATACGCTGCATCTTGGGTTCTCCTAAGACTGCAACGCGTAGGCAGCCTTGTTAAGGTCGCTTACGGGACCCCTTGAGAGGG